CCTTGCTTACTTGCTTCATTAAGTTCATCTAATTATTCTTGAAGAAAATCAACTCTAAACTTTAAGAAGGTTCTTAGTTGCGTTTTGTCCATAGAACGAACTGCTTTGTTCGTCCCGTATTTAGTATGCATTTCTGCAATATCTTTTACCCAATTATTACTCATATTATTAATACTATATTATTTTTGTTTGTTGTCAATTAAAAAAGCGCGGCTGTATCTGAAACGTATGCTTCTTTTTGAATTCTTTTCTTTTTGACGGGTCTGTCGTCTTTAAATAGTGTAGCTTGAGCAGTCCAACCTAAACTACCTAGAATAATTTGTAGTGGTTCCATAAACGTTTTAGTAAACTGCATATCGTAATCAATGTATCTATCATAGTCAAGCTTCTCTGGCCATGCATCTTTAAAGCCAAAGACGTTTTCGTTTATTGCGTTAGGAACTTTTAAATATAAAAACTTAATCTTATCTCCGTTGTAAATCGTCTCGTACTCGTTTTCAAGCTTGTGCTTTTTAACGTAGTGATTGTAAAGAATCGCAGCACGTGAATTGATTGGAGTACCCTTTCTATAAATCGTGTCTCTGCTAGAATACGCTTCAACTTCTGAAACACCACGAGGAAAAGCAATTTCTTCGGGTCGTAATGTTTTGAAATGTGTTTTGAATAACTCTATGGCTTCGCGAGTTTTCTTCTCACTACCCGTAAGTATTGTCTTAAACATCTCTTTCATAGCATCTCGACAAACTTCAGGCGTTGAAGATTTGATTGCTTCGATACCCATCATTTTTATCTTAGGCTCAGAATACTGAACACCTTCATTGTTATGTACATTGAGTATGTAACGTTTCTTTGCAGTCCATATTCCACGATCTGCGATTGCTTCACGTGCCATAACCATTCGGTTATCGTAAGCGTTAGAAATTCTAGCGTATTCATCAAAAGCTTTTGACAGCGCAGGTTCAATAACCTTTTCACCGAACTCATCTAAGAAATGTACAGGGTCTTTTGGTTTAAACTTCTCAACGATGTCAGCAGCAGTAATGTAAACAGAATCAGTGTCAATTGCAATTACTCTGTCTTGAATAGTTTCTTCTTGCAAGAACTCAGATATCTTTTGGTTTACTGCTTTCTCTGCCCATTGAATAACTGTTTGGCCCGTGAGTGTTATGCCCTCTGCGACTTGTGGGTCGTAGTATCTAAAGTACTTGTTTGCCATTGCACCATAAAGAGAGTTTAGCAAAATCTTTACGGCCATCTGCATTGTTTCGTTTCGCGACACATCACGTATTAATGCTTTGTTATCTTTATCAAGCTGAAGAGCTTGTTGGCCTTCAATCATTTTCTTTTTAACTTCAACACGTTTAGAGTAAAGTTCTTCGACTAGCTCAGGTACAATTCCTTTAATATCTTTTCTATACACAGAACCATTGGCTGCTCGACATAAATCTATATCTGACGGAAACGAATTTTCTGAAAGAATGCGATTAGGAAAAACATTTGGTATAAAAGAGTGGGGCACGAGTGTCTCGGCTGACATATTGTTTTGAATAATAATGTTAGGATACAGTGAGTTCAAATCAAAACTCATCACCCAATCACTCATGCCCTCTTTAACTTCTTTTACATAACCACCCGCAATTGCTGCGAACTTACTTGTGTTTCTATCACCGGGCCTACCATTGTGTGTAAGAGAACCAACTTTTGCTCCATACGGAGTATAGTTACTTGGTGGTAATTGTCGAAGTCTAGGCACTGTTCTTTTTCTCATAAGACGTCGGTAAATGATTGAATCCCATATCGCAGTAGTACCAAGTGTATCGGTATAATTTACTCCACCGATATATGCAGTTGTCATTACTAGCGTAATAAGACCGAGCTTTTCTTCAAAGCGTTCAATCAATTCTACGTCCTTTATATTATAATCAATGTATTTCTGAAAGTCAACTTCATAAAGATTCCGCAACGAACCAGCTTCAGAGTAATCAAGTTTTCTTTCGCCGAGTACAACAGAAGCAATGTGGTCAAGTCGATAAGACTCTTGGTTACCATAAGAGTAAGCAAACTTTTTAAATAAGCCCATGTAGTCTAAGTTTGGTATACCATCGATGTTAGTTACGCGTTGCTCACGACCAAACATTGTTACATTGCGATGCCAAACATTATTCCAAGGCGAAAACTTTTTCATCATTGTAGTTCCAAGCAAGTGCTCTACTCGAGCAAGTAAGTAAGGAACATCAAAGAACTCTGTGTTCCAACCTGTAATTACGTCTGGTGTGTTTTCGGGGTCTGACCAATAATTAATAAAGTCAGTAAGCATTGCTTCTTCACTTACAAACTGTTTGTATCTTACTTCGAGATTCTTAAGTCTGCACTGAGTTTCGTCATAGGGCTTCATACCCCATACGCGATAGAACTCTTCTTTTGAAGATTTGTATGCAATTGTTAATACGCCATTAACAGGATTCTCGGGCGTTGGAAATCCGTCGCCGTACGCAGTCTCAATATCAAAAGAGCCGATGTTTACAAGAGCGCGGTTGAATGTAATCTCATTAGGAAAATGTTGTTGAATAAACGCAGGTACGTGGCGTGGGTTACCATAGATTTTAAAATCTTTTACTCCTTCGTAGAGTTTCTCAAACTCATTCGCATCTTTAACCGTTGGAAAGGTCATTGGCTCAACAGGTGTACCGTCAAGTCCGTGATACTTTGAAGTTAATTTTTTAGACTCGAGATAATAAGTCGGTCTAAACTTTAGTCTTTCTTGAACGCGTTTACCGTTTTGGTCGTAGCCGCGATATAATAGTGTGTTTCCTTTGTGTACAATGGAGGTATAAAAGCCAATCATAGTATATACTATATAGAGTTTTCCGCAAAAGTAAACAAAAAAAAGCCCGCCAAGCAGGAATAAGGCTCGACGGACTTAATGTTTAACGCAGAAAAAACTATTCAGTTAAAAATTCTTTTGTTGTATTTATACCAAAGCGCTTCGGCTTCTTTTCTTCTGGTATATTTTTTTGTAGGAATACAGAAAGAATACCATCGACAAGTGCAACGGAATCAACTTCAACGTATTCACTTAGTGTGAATTTCTTTTGAAATTTACGAGTTGCAATACCTTTGTGGATGTATTCTTTATCTCCGTTTAAATCTACATCCTTTGATGCGATTGTAAGAACGTTTTCTTCTTGTTCAACGAATAAATCTTTTTCGCTGAATCCTGCAACAGCAAGAGCAATTTCGTATTTCTCTTCGCCGTGATTTACAACGTTATGAGGTGGATACCCCTGTTGTTGTGATTGTAGTTTTTCAATTCTATTAAACATAGAATCAAAACCGATAGTCCAGGTCTGACCTGGCCATGTATATGTATTTGTCATTTTATTTTATCCTCCGTTAGGCAGGTTAAGGGCGATGGCCTCATTGTGAGCACCATCTATAAAGTTATTTATACTAAAAACTAGTATTTGCGAACAACAAAATGCCCGTCTTGTTCAAGCACTTTTCCGTCATATTTATGACCGGTCGAGCGAGCAGCTCCTCGTGTTTCGAACTTAAGAACGTTACCATCAGCATCAGCAAACAATCTATCTACGGTCTTTGCTGGCTTAGTTCTTTCTGTTAAAAGTTGACCAGAAGGTGCTGGTACTACTTCTTTTAAAACGGGTGCTTCTTCAACGTACTCAGCTTTTAAGTCAACTATTGATGAAGGCTCTTCTGTTATTACTTCTTCTAATTGTTCAATTAGAGCACCTTTAGTAAGTCTACGATCGAGCTCAAGTCCATGCTCTCTACCGAGTTCTTCTAATTCTACTTTTGTTAATTTGCTTATGTCTGTCATGTTATTATTTATACGTTTTTACGTTTCCTATTGAGTATTTTGCTTCAAGAACCCAATCGTTCTTATCGCGGTGAGATATTATTTTTATATTACGTAATGAAGTTCTTTCAGCTGCTTTTTCTTCACTAAGTACATCAAGTAAACCCCAATCAGATAAAAGAATCGCAATTGTGTTTCTTCGTGCTATGTCGTCTTCACTAAGGTTAGACGGTTTTCCATCAAGCATAAACAATTCTTTGAAGTGTACAATAAAGTACCGTCCTTGCTTATGAAGAATATGGCAGCTCTGAAATAGCGTTTGTGATTCGCGCTTAGATGCTACTCCTATTCTTGTAAGAGTTTCTTTAATTTTTAAAAAGTCATCGGGCTCAGAAAGAGAAACCTCCAACATACTTTCTGGTGTCCATTCTATTTTGTATTCATTCACTTAGTTATTTATAATATGCCACCTTTTGACATACACATTCTAAGCTTATCCATATCAAGTAAGTCATAAAATTCTTCAGCTTGTTCGCGATTACAATTATAAGCTTCTTTAATTAGCTCAATATCTTTGCTATCTTTTGCTTTTTTATGCCACTTTGAAAATCGCCTCTTACGTCTTACAGAATGAAAAAGAAAATCATATTGCATTTTCTTAGACATGTGAGCACGTCCATTCATTTCGTTTGCAAATAAAATAGTATCAGTAAAGTTTGATAGTCCGCGATTCACCATAAAGGGCGTGTACTTTCTATCTACTGAATCAAGGTCAGCCGCTTCACCAGAATCATCCGCAGTGCAACCTTCGAAAAGATATTTTTTCTTTTCGTTAATAGAATTTAAAAAATCAAATGGCGTCATCTATTTCTTCTTGATGTATCTTTTTAGTGTGCTTTGCTTTTCTATCACCATGTACAATTGTCTTCGAACCCATTAGGCCCTGCCGATTTTTACGTACACCTGAAAAATCAATAGCATCATAATTATCTTTATAGGCTTTATCGTTATAGCCTTTCTTTGGTGTCATACCTTTACCCATATTATTATATATTATATTATTATTGCTTATTGTCAACAATGTTGTGGACAGTCTCTTGAAATTCTTTCCAACCAAAACTTTCTTTGTATGATACGACAAACCATAGCCAACCACGATGGACATAAACGTATCCTTTGTCTTTGCTATTGTCTTCGTATTCAAGCTCGACTCTAAACCACGGACGTAATTCAAAGTCAGTAATATCTATGCAGTATTTTCCTATGTTCATTGTATTAGCCTCGCTAACATTACACCAAAGTAAAGTAATCCGATCATACACACGTATAGTAAAACCGATTGCCAGAAATCTTTATTCTTCCAAAAGGTCAATGAGCCGTAGTTAGGAGAAGAGCACACACAACATTTACTTTTCTTTTGTTTTTTCATGTTATTTAAATGTTGCAGTTGCCATAATCTCAGTGAGACAAGCAACTAAGTTTAGTTCGTGATCTGCAACGAATGCAGCTTTATATTGATAGTCCGCTAACAAAATAATTACAGGTGGTATTGATTGTGGGTCAAGTATATCATAAGCCTTATCATATATCTTACGGAATACTACAGACGTATCAATATCAGAATTTGAAGCACACCATGCTCTCATCTGTTTGAAGTCTTTTGTTTTTAAATGTTTTACAAGAGATGTAATGGAAGCATCATTTGAAACTAATACTTCAGTAGATAGCTTACCTGAACTTGAATAGCGTTGGCATTCATTAATTACTCTCCGCCAATCTGGCGCATGTTTCATAATCAAATCAGCGATAGCTTGTTTATCAAATTCAATGTTTTCTGATTCGCAGATATGTACTAACCTTTTCATAAAGGCAGGATAAATCTTTGTGTCATTTACTTCAGTGTAATCAATAACAGTACAACGAGAATGTAAGGGCTCGATAATACGATTCTTGAAATTACATGTAAGTATAAATCTACAATTACCTGCAAACTCTTCAATAAAACCACGAAGAGCTGGTTGAGTAGATTGCGGATTTAGATAGTCAGCTTCATCTAATATAATTACTTTATACTTTGATTCTACATCTAACGTCATAGAAGAAGCAAATTGTTTTATCTTGTTTCGTAAAACATCGATACCACTTTCATCAGACGCATTAATAATCAATGAGTCAACATTCAACTCATTACATAAAGCTCGTGCGATTGTAGTCTTTCCTGTTCCTGCTGTACCAGCAAGAATCATGTTAGGAATATCTTTGTTTGCTACGAACTCAGAAAATGTTTGTTTTAATTTTTTCGGAAGTACACAGTCTTCAACTGTTTTGGGTCGGTACTTCTCAACCCATAATAAATTTTCTCGCATAATATAATAAAAAAAGGAGGCCACATAATGTGACCTCCATTAGATTAAGAATCACCTTCTACTTTTGTGTCTTCAGTCTTTTCTTCTTTTGGCACACGAGCATCGACATACGCGGCGATGCGATTACGTAGAGTACCTACGTCTTTCAGCTCATTACCTTCGAATGCTCCACGTTTAGAACATACGTCAATGACTTGAAGAACAACCGCGAGGTCATTCAGATTTAGTTCATCTGCAGTTGAAACTACAGGTTCTTGTTGTGCTGCTTGTGCTGCAGCGGCGTCTTGATTTTCTTCACTCATAATATTATTGTGTAGGTTAAAGATTTTATTTATCAAAAATCTTACTGGTCTTTTCTAGTGCAATGAAATAATTTACATCATTACCACTCCACGTTGAAATTAATTTGCTTGAAATATCGATGTTATAGGTGCCAGGTATAAGCTTCAAGTTAGCAATTAGGAATTGAAAATCAATTGCATCACAGAACTCTTTATCATACGCTTCGTTCATACCCTTTCCAACTACAATCGAAAAGGAATTTGCACTAGCATTGTTAGGGTCTTTGACTCGAGCAATACATTCATCGTTTTCAATTGTAAACGAAAGTACTGATTGACCAAGTGCTCCTGCAGCGCGTCGAATAGTATTAATCTGTTCGTCAGTTAAGACTACACGAAGTTCACTTGGTGGCATCGCGATATCTTTTTCTTTCTTTGTAAGAATAGATGAATCAGCAAAATGGTATTTTACTTTAGCTCCATCACTGCCAACAATTGTGACATGTCTTTCAGAAAATTCTAGCTCGGGTTCTTCAACTAATGAAAGTGCGTTAATAAATTCATTTAGATTGTAGATTCCGAACTCCTGCGGAAACGTTTCTTTGACGTTTGATTCGGCAATAATGTTTTTAGCATCAGCCAATGTTGAAATAGTTGAGCCAGGCTTAACTACGAGGTTGGGTTGAATCGCACTAAAGTTTTTTAGTACGGATATTGTTTCTTTACTTAGTTTCATTGTTAGTTAATACTATATCAGAATTGAGCTCGCTTTCAAGATAAAAAAGCAAACAAACGATAGAATGTGCAATGTGATGCCGGCCCGATTCGGGGTCTGCAATCTCATTACGTTTAGTGGCCCACATATGACGTTGGGCAGCGTCAAAATAACGACGCTGAAGGTGTTCAAGTTTACGCCAATTTTCTCGGTCGTATTTGTTAGCTCCGAAGGTGAGAACCTTAGCAACTTCTTCAAGAGCATGAGCAGGAATTAAACCATACTCTGGTTTACCTGCATCGTATTTAATTCCGGTGTTATCCATAAAAAAATTTAAAAAAGTGTGACCCCCGCAGAATTGCAGGGGCCACTGATTGATTGAGTTATGACTGTATTAAAACGGAGCGACCTCTTGCTCCGAAAGTGGTGTATCTGTATTGGCTTCTTCAGTCGCGATTGGCTCGGCTGATTCGTCAATCTTTGTGTAAAGGTCGAGGAACGCTGTCTTAGTTTCGTTGTCGAAACGATTGATGCAAAGCTCGATTGACTTAGAGCGATCGTTGAAAACAGAATGTGTTTTAACGATGTGGCATAGACGCCGTGTTGAAACTACTTCGTCGATAGCGTCATCTTCGAAAGTCTTGCGGATTACCGTTGACCAACTGACGAGCTTTTCAATAAACTCTGAGTCGTCGACATCGTACTTCGCAGCATGCTTGGTGAGAATTGTTTTCTCAACGTTAGATGGTGCGTAGGCTTGGTCGATTGAAGCAACGAATCGCTCAAGAAAAGCGTCATCAATAATAGAAGCTGCGGAGTAACGTCCGTCATCAGAGCCACGACCCTTAGTATTTGCAGTAGCAATTACGTTGAAACCAGGTGCGGGATTGATAACTTCACCAGTCTTTTTAAGAAGCACTGGGTTACCCTCGAGTACACCTTGAAGACACATGATCTTGTTAGTTGCTCGGTCAATCTCGTCGATGAGTAGAATAGCTCCACGCTCCATGGCCTTAATGACAGGGCCCTTTTGGAAAATGGTTTCTCCGTCAATCAAACGGAAACCACCGATCAAATCGTCTTCGTCCGTTTCAGGCGAGATTTGAACTCGGATGTATTCGCGCTTGGCTTTCGCAGTCGCTTGTTCGACCATAAAGGTCTTACCATTACCGGACATACCGGAAATGTAAAGTGGGAAAAAGTGACCAGACTCAATCACGGACAAGACGGTTTTGTACTCGCCCCATTTGACGTATGTCGGGTCAGCCTTTGGAATGTAAATTTCGTCGTCAACTACAGACGCAACTGTGGTCGCCATCTTGAACTTTTTGGCGGCAGAGAGTTTTTCAGCAGGAGCTGAAACTTCAGTGGCGGGCGCCTTGAAATAAAAGTAGCCTCGTTTACCAGCAGAGAGTAGTGTCTTCACTACTTTCCACACTTCATACTCGGACATTCCGAGCTCAGCGCCGGCGGCATTAATGTCTTTGCGACGTACCGGGGCGGTTTCGTTTGCGAATTTCTCGCGGAGTTGTGTTTCTTTATTTTCAGTCATAATCAATCTTATAATAATATTATATCATACTTTACGTGATTTGTAAAGAAGTTTATGTTGTTTATCATTAAAGGCTTATGCAATTTGAGTTGCAAGGTTGGTCAAAAGCACGCGGTTTTTCCTTGCCGCAGAGTGGTGTTTACCGAACTCTTTGGCCAATTTTGTTTGTGCTCTCTTAGTAGAAGAGATGTCAATACCATCTGATTCGTAAGTAAAGTCTGCGTCATCAATTCTAACGTCAGAATCGAGTAAGTAGTAAGCGTTGAAACCTTTAGACTTTAGATTTAGAAAACCTTCTTTCTTGTGCTCTTTACGAAGCTTAGCAACTTCTTTGCGATACCCGGTGTTGTAACGATAACCGCAGCGTCTTTCAATAACACGCTTTATTTCGTTTTTAGAGTTTGGTAGAAAGAAACCAATCGTTGTGACATTTGTCATATCTTGAATAATTTCCATAAGCTTGTCAGTGCAGTTACGGTGAACTGAATGATACTTGCCATTAAGCTTAACTTGATAAGCGCCGCTCCACTCACCCCACTCGTGGTTTGTTTGAATGGAGTGAGAGTCACCATCTGTAAGAGTTACAAAGTTGAGTTTTTGAACTTTGTGTTTTGCAATAAAGTCATTAATGACAGTAGGCATCATAGTCAATACGTTATTGAGTGGAGTACCACCAAGCTCGTCGTAATCTGAAACTATAGGAGAGTATCTTTCAGTCCGTAACCACAGATCGCGGAAAGCTGATTCGTAGTCTGACTTTGAAAGATCACTTGAAATTTGCTCAACAAGCATTACGTCTCTTAAATCGACTTCGTTAATTGTTGCCTCCATTGTGCTTTTGTGATTCTGTCTCATGCAATACCGTGAAGTAAAAGAGTACACTACGAAAGGAATTCCAACTTTTTTGCAGAAGGTGACTAGATTTAAAGTCTGAGCGAGGACGTCGCCCAATACACTAGACATCGAACCAGAGTAGTCGAGCAAGAAAATCATTCCGTGTGATTTAGCATTAGCCAATTTTGTTTGACTGAGGAAAATCTCATCTGTCATCTTGTAAGCGTGGAGCTTATTGACATCGAGCTTACCTGTCCGAGCTTGAGAAGCCCTTGAGTATTGATAAGCAGCTTTTCTTTGTTCGAACTCACGAACCAAAGTACCAACTTTCTTGTTAGTAACTTTCTTAAATTCTTTATAGTTAGCAATCTGGTGGTCGCTTAGATCAGCAATGCTCTTTACAATCTTGCCGTCTTCACGAGATTTCGCAAGAGTTTTGTAATCGACGATTGTATCGTAAATGTATTCTCTACGAGGAGCAAGAAGTGGCGTGTAACCATTGTCTTTTGGAGCATTGACTTCATCTTCAAGTGCACGATCAAAATCAGCTAGAGTGTCTGAAACAAAATCTTTAGGTGGCTCAGGCTCGCCATTGTCACCCTCTTCAGTTTGCTCGTCAGTATTAGATGTTTCGCTCTCGTCGTCATTTTCTGACTTGATATCAGCAGAAGATGTATCAGCTTCAGGCTCTTCGTCAGTTTCATCAGTCGCTTGACTGTGAGACTCGGTGCCATCGTCGCTTTCGTTTTCTTCACCCTCGTTGTCGTCATTAGACTCCGTGTCAGGTGTACCAGGCGTCTCGTCAGTCTCAGCGTTGTCTTCACCGCACATTGGATCGTTAGACTCTGGCTCTTCTGGCTCAGGGTTGTTTTCAATAAATTCTTTAATATCTGCACAAACCTCAAGAACGTCATCAAATGATTCGGCCTCTACACATTTGTTGTAAATTGACTCCTCTTCGTCGTTGAGTGGAATCTCAGCAAGATTGCCGATTTTGCCGCGAAGGTTAAGTCGGTCAAGAAACTTGAGAGAATCGACATCTTTACCACGAATACCGAAGAAGTCATCTTCAGTAAGTGCTGTATAAGCTTTGTTGAAAACTCGTGGCAAACCAGGATATGTTTTTTGAATCAGACGTTCAATGCGAATGTCTTCTACAATATTACAAACGTCAAATGGTATTGAACCACAACGTTCTTTGAGTCGCTCAACAGCGTCGGCGGGAGTATAAAGAGCGTGGCCGACTTCGTGGCCGGTCAACATGTCATAAACGTCTTTGCCACGGTTTTTCCAAGCAGGAAGTCCGAGAGTACGATTCTTAACGTCAAAGTACGCTGTTTTCATATTACCGGTAGTAACCGTAATATTTTCTTTGGCCAGAAGCCTTGCTAGAGTGGATTGGTTTTCAAAATTTATCATAGGTCTTAATCAATCTTATAATAATATTATACTATATTTTGATGATTTTGTCAACAAGTTTAAATTGTTGTTGAACAAAGACTTAGAATGTTTTAAAAAACTTTTTCTAAAAAGCACGCAGAATTGCCTGCCGAGTTTTATAAACAGTACTAAATCAATCATAGTACTATTATACTATATTTACGTTGATTTGTACAGGAGTTTATTTCGTTGTGTACTAACTACTTGCGCAATAACTAAAATTGTTTTGCTTAGAAAACGTCAGTTTCGCAGGAAATTTGCCATCTAACATATCTTGTTTATGTGATATAATAAACACATTGGTATCTTTCTTTAACGTATAAAGTATTTTAAGTAGATTATCTACACCTTCTGCATCGAGTGACGAATCAAATGTTTCATCTAGCATTAGTAAATTCGTATTAGCAGAGTTTTTCATTCTTGCTACTTGTCTCCAACTAAAGAGTAAAGCCAAATCAATACGTTGTTTCTCACCTTCGGAAAATGAAGCATAAGAAAATTCATCGCGATAGCGCGATTTAATCGTTTCATTAAATGATTCATCTAAAGTAAACGAAACAAAGAAGTCAAGTATCTGCAAATACTGATTAATTAGCTTATTCATTACAGGCAGATACTGACGTATTACTTTTGTTTTAATCCCCGTATCTTTTAACAATTCAAATATAGCATCGATATAAGCTTTTATAGAAGTTTGGCCAGTCGATGTTTTTGAAAGCTCTTTAAAGTTTTCGTTCTGAGTGCTTAGTTCTCTTTCAGCTTTAGTAGTATCAATAGACTGTGTTTCTTCTACTGACGAAAGTCTTTTAACTTGAGCATCAATATTTGCGATTGAAGAATCATTTATTCGTATATCAGAAAGTGTACTTGTAAGTAGCGAGTGCTTTTCTTTAATCTCTTTTAGTTCTCTTACCAATTCGTTTTTAATGACTCCTAGCTTACTAATTTCTTTAAGATACTTATCGCTTTCTTCTTTTAATTTACTTCTTTCAGACGCTGCAAACTCTGAATCAATTGCTTGACTACATGTAGGACAAACTTCATTATCTGCAAGAAACTTATCTTTCTTTATTAGACCCTTTACAGTAAATTCGTTTTCTCGTAGTTCAGACGAAACAGTTTTTTCCTTTGTACTAACTGCTTTAATATCACCCGAAAGGTATGGTTCTTTCTCTGTGTAATTATCGTGTATCTCTTCGTTTCTTTTTATGAGCAATTCTTTTTCTGATTCAAGTTCATCAATTTTCTTTTGATTCTTTGTTGCTTGATTCAAATCAATTTGTTGAAGTTGTTTAATGTGTTTTTTCTGAAGCCTTATTGATTCTTCGCATATACGAATGTCAGATTGTGTTTTAATAATCTGTTGTTTTAACTTTGCAGAACGTTCTTTTACTAGAGTATTCATTGTTGTAAATACTCCAATATCAAGTAAGTCCTCAATCACGGTACGTCTTTGATGAGACGGTAACTGCATAAAAGGAACAAAGTTAGATGAACCAAGAACCACAACCTGATGAAAAGATTTATGATTTAATTTTAGTATGTTGTTCTCAAGTATCTTTTGGTAATCGCGGGAATGTGATTCTTGGTTCAAAAGTTTTCCGTTCTGGTAGACTTCAAATCTTGTAGGTTTAATTCCACGAGAAACTCTAAAATTATTGGGCCCGATTTTAAATTCAACTTCAACTTCAGTTGCTTTATTATTAATTGAATTAACTAATTGTGTTTTATTAATGTTACGGTGTGGCTTACCAAATAAACCAAACGAAAGAGCATCGAGCATAGTAGACTTACCTGCTCCATTAGAACCAACTACTAACGTAGCCGACGCGTTATTCAAATCAATTTCTATTTGTTTGTTTCCTGTTGATAGAAAATTTTTATAACGTAACTTTTCAAATATAATCATATAGTACTTACATCTTGAGCTTCAACAAAAAGCTCATGCATCAATTTCTTCAATGTTTCTTTATTTAAGTTTGTGTCAGTAGAATCAATATAACTATTAAGTAAACTAGATGTGTCAACAGTATCCACTCCGTCGTCATCAACGTTTTCTCCAAGGTACTCTTCAAAGTTTTCTATTACTCGAACTTCAAAGGGCTCAACTTTATTAAGTTTATCATACCATTGGTCAAAAGCGTATAAATCTTTTTTATTTAATATTATAGCTTTAATATAACAATTTTTGTAACGGTTGTCAATCTTAGGTGGATTGTTTTCGTCATAATTTAATTTGTAAAATATTTTATCGGGGTTATGTATAGGTGTTAACTCACGAGTGTCTGTATCAAGTACATGAAAATGTTTTTCGTCTGCGGCATCGGCCCATGTTAATTGATACTGTGTACCAAGATAATGAATATTTCCTTGTGTACTTTTTGTATGATAGTGACCAGATAAAACTAAATCAAATTTATCAAATACTTTTTTGTCCATACCATGTGTGGCACGAACTCCTTGCATCATTTCAAATCCGTCGAGTTCAAGATGTCCTGCAAGAATCGTGGAAGTAGACTTATTAACCAATTCCATAAACTCTTCTGAATTTTCGGAACAAAGCCAAGGCAACACCATAATATGGCAACCATCGTAATTAACATCAGTAGGTTTAGAATATATTGTAATGCGATCATATTGACTTAGTATTTCATCTAAAGAGTTTATGTCATTTGTATTCTTATAATAAACATCGTGATTACCTGGTATAATATCCATAGTAATATCATATTCTTCAAGCTTTGATATAAAGTGCTCATAGTTACGTTTAAGAACTTTAAAGTTAACGTATTTACGATGCTCGAAATAATCACCAAGATGTAATATTTTCTTAATGTTATTTTCCTTTATATAAGGAAAGAATGTATTATTATAAAAACGCTCTGAATAGTCTAGGAATATATCAGAGCCATTTTTGACACCCGCATGAGTGTCATTCAAAATAGCAATTTTCATATAGTTATACTATATAGAATTCTTCGAAAGAGTCAATAACTTTTCTTTTGGCTCGTTGCTTTTTCTTTTCGCTTTTGCCGAAAGCCTTAACAGCGTTATCCTTTTCGCGAATCCATTGTGATTTTTGTCTTACTTGATCAACAATAAATTCTGAATCAGTATCACCATCAAAGTCAGCGAAAGCGTCAGCACCTGCATAATCAATGTATCGTTCTTTAATGTCTTGTTGTTTTTTTTCTTTAGCAATTCGTCGTAAAAATGCATAATATGATATTTGTGTAAAGTAAGCAAATGCGTTGGGAAGACCTGTTCTAGTAGCTTTCTCAATGTTGTAGTTCATAATTGCTTTAATACAATTTTCAACAGCGTCCATAACCATTTCTTCTCTGTAGGTATAAGAAAAGAAGTTAGGCTTATGTGATAGACCTTCAGCAATTTTCAAAAAACAAGAGCCGATATAATTAGTTATCTTTGGTTCTACTTTATCTTTTTCTCTTGCCGCATTAACTTCATTAACATAGTCAACGACTGCATGAGAAAATTCTTTATTGTTTACGTAATGTTCTTTTGCTCTTCTTGCCATAATAAATTATTTTGAATTATCTTCCGCATACAGGCACTGAACGAAACTTATAAGATGTTTCATACCGGCCTGGTTCATAATATAAAAGTTGACCACATGAATCATAAACTTTTTTTTCGGGTATCCAATATCTTTCTTCAATACGAATTGTTTTAACACCACAGTTACATCCACCACTTCTAATACTGTGGTAGTGATTTCGTGTATGTTGACGAACGTGATATTGTGATCCGCGGTGTGGTGAATGGTGTTTGCCGCCTACAATAACACCAGAGATCGCACCTATAACTGCACCTGATTTTGAATCACCGTCTCCAATGTTATTACCAATGACCGCACCAAGTATACCTCCGACGAGTGCGTCTTGTATTCTGTCGGATGCGTATGTGTTCGAAGCTACTAGAGCTAACATTAGTATAATTAATTTTTTCATATTGTTATATTATATTATATTGATAGTGTTGTCAAACAAAAAGTGATATTCGAAATACGTATTTTTTTATTTGACAATGTTTATAAAAAGTCTTATAATTGGTTTAATCAAAACAAAGACTAACTAGTTATTAGAGAGATCATCTGGTGGTATATCATACTCAGGTTTCCATTCAAATCTCCGTTTATGAATTTCTGTATCTTCAACGTTAAATTCTTCTTCTTCTTCGTCTGAATCATTAGAATCAAATACGTCAAAAGGATTGAAAGCTTCATCTAAAACCTTTTCAAGTTCATCGCTATCTAAGTGATTTCGAAGCTTCGTTGCGATTAAGAATTTATTATAGTGTGTCTTTAACTCGAATGGAGCTTCTGAGCGAGTTATAATTTTATCAGCCATTAGCTCAGTGATTTCATCACCATCAACTATAGTCCAATCCGCTAATGCATACCCATCTCTACGCTGTATTAGTTTTGCTGGTGTTGTAATAAACATTACATTGTTCTCTTTATCATAATCGAACTCTTCTGCTACTATGTAACTACCATCTACAAGATGATAGGTGAATACTTCTGCTTTTGATATTTGGTGGAATAAATCGTTTGTCATAATGGTACCTCGTGTATTTCGTATTTGAATTTTTCTTTATTGTATATCTTTACTCTTTCCACCGCATGATTTAATGTGTAATTCTTTCTTTTTTTCCAAGAAAGATCATCCGCCAAATCGTATATCACTGTCCCTTGCCCATTGTCACTCTTTCTTAAACCACGTCCGATAGACTGAAGTACTCGAATTTGCGACTTGGTTGGGGAGGCAAAAATTATATTATGTAAGTTTCTTATATTTATACCAGTTGAGAAGGTACCTGCAGAAGCAACTATGATTGAGTTCTTTTCTTTTTCAGTAATAGAACGTATTCTTTCTCGTTCTTCTGCATCTACATTACCCGATACAAAAAATACTTTTCTGCCTTTCGCTTTATCTCTTATCTGTTTAAACAATGGCTCACCATGTTTTTTTACTAGATTGTATATAACCAAACTATTACCTTTTAAATCTAATGCTAGATTAGTAATAAAGTTATTTCTTTTTTCGTGTTCAGCAATATACGTGATTTCTTCTTGGTATGTTTTCTTTCCAAATTCTTTTCGTACTTCGTCGCTATATTTTAAAACGAGACACTGAATGGATAAGTCTGCCAAAGTTTGAGAATCAATGAGTTCTTTCGTTGTAATAACTTTATGAATAGGTCCAAAGTTACCTATTAGCGTTAACTCATTTACTTGTCCACCATCTATAGTTCCTGTAGTACCTATTCGTAATTCTGCATTCACTAATCGATTCATAATTGTAGTTAATGATTTCGCTTTAAATGTATGTGCTTCGTCTCCAATTACGCAACCAAATTCTGCAAACCAATTTAGTGGCATTTTAATTGCAGACTGCCATGTAGTAATTACAATCGGTTGATCAAAGTATTTCTCTTTACCCGAATAAATTCGATGTACTTCATCTTCGACATTAAAGTCATCGAGTTGTGAATAGTCTTCAAAGTCTTTATACATCTGTTCAACTAAAGATGTAGTAGGTACAATTACTATTGCTTTCTTATCAAGTTCTTCTGATAGAAAATAACGAAGTAACATATAAATGATTAGAGACTTGCCCGAACCAGTGGGTGATAACAGTATAGCTCTTTGGCTTTCTGTAGCGTATTCAAACGCTTTTAACTGATAGTCTCTAGGCTTTATTTCTTTATTACCGAGCGACAGAGTTAAACCATCTACGAACTCACTTGAAAAAGAAAAACGATTCGCAATATCTGTAAGAGTATATTCATAACCTCTGTCATTACAGAACTGAATAGTCTCTTCGAGTAGACCATAAGGTAAGGTTCTTGAACGTAAATCAAATAACCTTACCTTTCCATCCCAGAGTTTATTCTTAAATGCAGGCATCCATTTATACCCATCAGCATAAAATGTAAAGTATTCTGATATTTCACGAAGAACACCAGAGTCTTCTGAAGACACGTATAGTAGCGCCTCGTTTTTCTTCTTAATTGATATCATACACCAGATGTGAACTTACGAAAATCTATAATGTTTTTGATGTGAGTATGTCTCCAACGAATCGCATTAATTATTTCTTCAAGAGCATCGATTAATGTCTTGGAGTATTGTATACGATCTTTCGCCTGAACAATATCTTTATCAGCATTATAGTAAAGTTCCATATCTGATTTAAGTGGTTTAATACCGTTAAATGGATCATAAGCCCAACCACGAGCATCCATATCTGCCTGTGTCATTTTACCAGTAAAGTATAGCCACTTTTCTTTTTTCAATTCATCTAGTCTGTTTTCATTTTTCTTAAGCTGCAACTTTGCAACAGAAAACACTTCTAAATATTTTGCGTGAAGTTTTGACGTATCTATGGTTGTTTTATCAAGTTCGTTTTCGTCAATGACCGAATCGGTCTTCCACATATCTAATACATTCTCAAGAGTTATCATTTAATTATTTATAGAAACTTATAGTAGTCATATCTGAAGCTCACATCTGCTTGAAAATATTCAACATCTGTATTTTGTGTGTTGAATTCAAGTGATGCGATACTTGTTGGAAACATATTTGTTAACTGTATCTGTTTACTTTTTGATGCGTCAAAACTACTTGACATAATTAATAAGGTAGCATCGTGAACTTCTATTTCTTTAACATCACGATTACGATATATCCAATCTAAAATTTCTTTATATACTACTAAGTCTTCGTCAACCGCAATACGAACAGTTAGTTCTTCGTGCGTTACATCACCAGGAACATATCCTTTGAACTGCTGAAAGTTTGTTTCAGCTACTCCAAGAGACACATTTGGCAAACTTGCAGATGTACAGAAATATTCTGTATTCGCAAACTTTTCTCTATTGATAACAAGCTTAAAACCCGTCGGTGAAAGAAAGTTGTGATTTGTTGTAAGATTGTTTTGTGATGGCATAATACTATTTATGGATAAAAAAGCAGCCCACCTTTCGAAAAAGATGAGCTGCGGTTTAGTTTTCTATTTAATTAAGTAGCTTTCGTCTACTAGCTTTCCATTTTTTAGCATGGGTTCTTTTCCAAGATTTCTTGGCAGTTTCCATACCAATATCATATCCAGCTTTTTCTGATTCAAGCCACTTGTGTTTTAATACTTCGATACGCTCTAAAGCGGTATCAGCAAGTTTTCTGGCTCGAGCATAAGGGTCATTTGACAATAGAAGCATTGCAAATAATCCACTAACCGCAAGCCAAATTGCAGTGTATGCTATAATTTCCATAATATTTTAATTTGAATGAACAATCGTTACAACTTGTAACAAATCTATTTATAAAATAATGTAACTTAACACAAAAAAAGAGGCTCCCTTTCGAGAGCCCCTTTAAATTTGTTAAACTTGCTTTAGACTTATGCGTCCTCTACATTGATGTTCTGTACACGGAAGATTCTGAAGAATCTATTCGCACGAACAGGTCCAAGAGAACCGTCAGTAATAGTTGCACCACTGCCAGAAGCGAATGGGTTAGCAATCATACCGTAACGAGTCTTGAATCCAATCTTAGGTTGGAATGTTTGCTCATCAATTGCACGAACCATTGTGAGTGGTACGTATGGGCAATAGAATAGTCCAGCGTCATAAGGAGAAGCTCCTTTATAACCAACTGTAGCGTAATCTGTAACTGCATAAGGATCAATGTATACTTTGATTCCACCAGTAAGAGTACCTGCGAAGGTATTTGCTGTGTCATCTACATTAAGACCATCATGTTGGTAATCCAGTGCACCAGTTGCAGCAAGAGCAGAAGCTACGTTTGAAGAACAGATAACATAGTTACCTTTTCCACGACGTGTACGTTTTGCGACTGTGTTACACTCAAGTTGAATCTGTGTAAGAAGCGACTTGAATTTTTCACCTGACCAACGGCCATCTGCATCAGTTGTTAGTGAGAATGAACCAGTTTGGGCAGTACCACGGTTAGCACTTGCACCTTGTGTGTCATCATTACGAGCACCAAGCTCAGCCGATGCATTGATTGAACGGATAACTTCACGATTGATTTCACCAAGGATTTCAGTTGACAAGATGTTAGCCAATTCAGATTCAGCGTCGAGGCCGTGAATAGCTTTAAGGTCTTGTGCAAGCTCCATGGTGTATTCGGCTTTCAGACCACGAGTAACTGCAGTAACAGTTGATTTCTCGATGGTGAAACCCATGTCGTTGAAGAAGTCAGCTTCACCAGCTTCACGGCTGATACCAGTTGAGAAGTTAGTAACATCAGTTTCAGGTGAACCAACATCAGCAGTACCGAATGCAGGATCTGTTTCGTCAGCAGTTGCGTAGTTAGCATTCGCACCTGAACCAGTACCAGTCGAAAAGTCTGTGTTAGGCTCAGTGAAGAAAGCTTCAGCATCAGATGCATCGATTTTACCAGAACCTGGTGAATCTACACTACCCATGCGTGACTTCATTGCGAAGATTAGTCCTGTAGGGCCAGACATTGGTTGAACACCAGCTACATCATAAGCGATGAGATTTGGCATTGCACGTCTGACCAAAGAGATAAGAACCGGATCGTAGTTACTTACTGCAGCTGCTGTTTGATTATTTTCACTAAGAAAATTAGACTGAGCACTCTCTTCTGCAAGAGCTTTTTCAGTGTTTTCAAGTAGCTTAGCTGTAACTTGCTTACGGTAGTCATCTCTGAAAGCTGGAGCATCAGCGTGTTCTAACACGGGTGCCCACTTTTTCATTTCTGTTGTTGCGTTTAGCATTTTATTAATTTCTTTCTATGTTGTTGTTTTGTTATGGGATTAATTTTTGAATTGAGAAATAGCGTTCATATAAGCTTTCATGCTCTTTGGAAGTTTTTCCAATGGGTCGCCTTCACCTTCAATTATTACTTCTGTTTCGCCAGTGGTGTCTTCTACTACTTCTTCAGTAGATGTTTCTTCCTTAATGGAGAAAAGAGAAGATTTAATGACTTTTACTTTAGATGTAAATGCTTCTTTGTCGCTGAAGTCAATGTCTTCGAGAATTTCTCTTAACTTATGAGATTCATTTTCAGAAAGGTCATGTGACATTTCAGCAATGATTTCATTTCTTTCGTAGGCTTCAACTTGGTCTTTAAGTATTTCTAGTTCCAATTCGGACTCAGATAACTTCTCTTGAGCAGACTCAGCACTTTGTGTGAGTTCTTCAACAAGGTCACGTTTTTCTTCTGGTACCTCAATGTAGTTTTCTACAAATACGTCTTTCAATGAAGACATGAAGTTTTCAGCAATATCAGCTCTAAGAGTTGAAGTTACTTGTGCTTCATTTTCTTCGACCCAGCTTTCTACTACGTAAGAAAGATAGTTATCGATTTTCTCAACAAGAACATCACGTACACCATTTAACTCTTCTTGTAAATCTTCTTGATATTGGATTTCCAAGTCTTCTTTTATCTCAGTTGCTTTCTTAGCAATTGCTGCTTCGAAAAGAGTAGAAGCTTGGACTTTGAAATCCTCACTTAGATTAGAGTCATTTTCAATTAATGTATTAATAGCTGCAGTGATTTCTTTAGACTCACCTTTGAATGCTGCGCTTTGTTTGTCATCTTGATATTTAGCAAGACCATCAACAGCAGCAACAAGACTAGACTTAGTCATCTTTTGCATTTCTTTATACATCGCGTTTAAGATTTCGAGCTTTGAAGCGCCAGGACGTAGAGTTTTAGCAGCGGCTGTGTTTTCACAGTGGCCTTCATAAGCACCTTTAAGGTCAGCCTTTTTCATTGCTTTCAATTTCATGTAAGCATCTTTTAATTGGTTTGCCTTAGTTGCTTCTTCGAGGTCTTCAGTTTCAGAACTTACTTCAGTACTTTCTTTTTTAACTTTGTCCTCGTCTTCATCTTCGTCTTCGTCGTCGTGCTCGCCTTCTTTTTTAGCAGCTTCTTTTTTCACTGCTTTTTCTTCGACTTCATCTTCATCTTCTTCCTCGTCATCATGTTCATCTTCTTTTTTGGCTTTTTCGCCAAGTAAGATGTCTTTGATAGAGTCAGTCAAATCTGATTCTGCCACAGCTGATTCTTCGGAGGCTTCTTCAGTAACTTCAGTAGTGTCCTGTTCAACCTCTTCATTAGCAAGCTGCTCTTCTGTGATATCTTCAATGATATCTTCGTTTTCTGTATGTGTATCTTCCATATAGCTTTTTGATTTTAATGATTAGAGTTTGGAGAGGAAATCACTAAAGACCCGTCTCTGAGCTTCTGCAAGTTCAGAGCTTGATGCCTTTCGAATTTCAGTCTCATATTTTTCAATTTGTTGAGGTACAAATACGCCACTTTCAACAATCCATTCTACACCTTCCATTATGCCATCTACGAAGGCTTGAGGTGCAGAGGGGTCTTGAACGATGTCGACCGTAGAAAGAACGAAATCGTCTTTTACTACCGTCTGGCCATTTTTACTCTCAACTGTTCCCATACCACGACTAGAGACACCTAGCTTACAACCACCATCAACGAGACCTTTCACAATATTACCCATCGGTGTGTCTAACACTAGTGCCTTTCCAACAACATTATTACCCTCAAATTTGAGTTCAGTAATTCTGTGTGAAACTTTATCTAAGTTAATTGACGGGCCGTCGGGGTGATTCAATTCACCCACCGCACGACCGGTTTTAACTTGTTCCTTAATATACTTGTTCGTTGCCTTTTCAAGTATTGATTTAGGATAAATTCTTTTATTCTTATTTAACTTGTCGGCTTGCATAAACACACCTTCGATAAAGGTTTGTTTCTTACCGTTCTTTTCCTCAGTTAAATAATTGAGTTCTTGTTCTAAATGTTCTACAATAAATTTCATTAGTTTGTATATGCTACAGGAGTAAATTTAACATTAGTTGAACCCGCAAATATTTCATCTAAGGCCGCTTTTTGTAGTACAATCGATTGATCTGGCCCGACTAAAAGTGATGCTTTTGCAACACCTGTCGCAGCTTCTTCTACAGTTACTAATTGCTCTGCAGTATCTGTATTAAATACATATACTAATTTTGCGTTACTAACCGTGATGGCCGCGCCTGAGCTTGCTCCCGCACTTACTTGAAGACCTAAAGGGTGTACTTGCATGTTTACTTTTCTCCTTGTTGATTAAAAATGTCTGCTGTTACGGCAACTTTTTTCACATCGAGTGCTTGTTCTAATTTATCTGCTATTGCAGTTTTAAAGTGCTCTTGTGCACTTGTTTCGTCATTTTGTACTAATGAATTGAATAATTTTTCGGTTGCTTCCATAGTCTATATTTATAATAATTGATATTTTGAGTTGTTAATTATATTTCGATGATTTCCTCGTCAATAGGAAACAAATCTTCCTTAAACTGTTCTTTTTGTGCTTCTGTTAAATTAAAACCTACCGCGGCTTCATCAAAGCTATCATAATATGTCCATCCATCTATTGGATAGGTGTACGTATCTTTTAAAGCTATATCTAATTTATAGTTTTTACTTGATATAAATGTACCACAAATTAATATAGGTCTGTTTTTATTACTTGGCTCTAATTTATAAAATGCTTTTTCTTCTTCCATAATTTTATAATGATAAATTCCACCCCTTATTTTCCGCAATTAATTTATCTGCGGCTGTTAAATCTGCAGTGTATGAATTATTTCTTATATCAAGTGTTTGAGTACCGCTTGTTTGAGTAACTAATTGATTAAAAATTTCTAGCATATCTTCTCGTTGAATTGGGCAATATCTTAAACCATCATTTCCAAGACTATATTTAAATCCTGTTTCAACTTCTGAGAACGTTAATGTATTAGATGGCCAAGTTGCTAAATGTGGTGTATTTTGTGTATCAGCTTCATAATCGGAGTTATGACTAGGAGATCCGTCAAAATTATCTATAAATGTCCATTGATATTCAAGGTCTCCAGCTTCATTTATAGCCTGACTAACAACGCTAAGATTCCCATTGCCGCCAACTTGAGTATATCCTTCTCCGTTGGCATTAATTTGGTACTCACCGCTTACATCTGCATGTCCATTTACAGTTACGTTTATTCTTGGACTTGCATAACCAGCTCTAAACGTACCAGGAAATCTAATAGCACTAATATCACGACATACATGAAATATTTGATAATAATCGCTTGCTTCAGTAGCAAAAGAAAAGTCGACTCCATCAATGACTGCCAATGTTCTACAATTATAAAAACACCTGTAGTATTCACCATTTCCAGTGTGCGATATCATACCAGTCATTTTAAGACTTCTGAGGGCATACATATTATAGAACGTATAGTAAAATGCATTACTAGCTGTTAATGAGCGAACTTTAATTTCTGGCAATTCTTCCATGCAATATAAGTCTTGAAAAGCTTGCCTTAATCCAGTTGCTCCTGTTAAGTCTATATGTGTATATTGTGAATTGAATCTTACCATCTTATTACTACCTAAAAACATAGCATAAGCGTCACCGCTGTGTTTCGAAAAACTGCCAATATAAGGAAATTCTAATAAGTTATCCCACTGGCCAAAAGCATATGACATACTAAACGTAGACCCTTGTGCAATATTAAGATTATCTAGCATGGCTACTCCGCCATCATACAGAGCGGACCAATCGGTACATTTAGATACATTATAAAATGTTCTATCAATACCATTTGTGTCTGCTCTTTCGGCCGAGAATCCTTGAGGGATTGCTTTCAAACTGGAACAATTATAAAACAAATAATCACACCGCGTATCAGTGCCGGCACCTGTTCTCATAGGAAGATAAGGTATATATTTTAACGCGCGACAGTCAGCAAACATAAGATAAAAAGAACCGCACGAAGACCATTCTGTTGTACCAAATAATCCATTTGGCAAATATTCTAACTTATAACAATATCTAAATGCTTCTTGATAACTAGTAGGATTTGTAAACCAATACTTATCAGGATCGGCAAAATCATCAGGCAAGCGTCTTAAAACATGGCAACCATAAAAAGTCTGTCTAAAAGTTACGTTTGAAGTGGTAATAAATGGTACAAATGGAATTGATTGTAAAGACTTAGCGCTTTGGTATAGCAATGATGGCGAAGTAAGTCGATTGCTACTCGTATTTCGTATTTCTATTTGTTCACATATACTGAATGGATAATTGTCCGATATGTCCATATATGTACTATTCGCAGAGCTTACAAATAAGTCTAAAATGTTTGAACCTCGCCTGTATAATGAACTTGCGTGAGTAACGAAAGGACCAGCTACATCAAAGTTTATAGAACCAAAAGCTGCAGAGCCAGTTAATGTAATCTCGAACTTTACTTGTTTATAACCTCTAAACACTGTAGATTTTGCTGTGCTTGTATCTGATGTGATTGAATCATAATCATAAGCATGAAAGACTGTAGTATCTTCAGCAATTGTTTCTGTAGTGCCATCTCCCCAATTTACAGTAAGTGAAGATCCGTCATTTGTATCGATATTGAACGAAACATAGTTATGTGAATCGCTTGGAAATACTGCAACTAAACCAATGATTTTTTCTGGTACACCTGAAGGTATATTTAAATCAATCCATTCAGTAGGCCTCGTCCATGTAGTATCGTTATCAAACTTCCAATCAGTAGGAACTTTTCCTTTCACATTACCTGGACTTATACTTGGTAAAAAACTCATATAAGATTACCTCCAAGGAATGCAACAGTAGTTGTTTTATATATTACTTGGCATTGGGCAAAAATTCCAGCTGTAGTGTCATTACCTCCAAATGAATTTACAGTAATTCCTGTATCACCGACAAATGTAACTGCGTTATTAGTTTCTGATATAAATGTTGTTACGTGACCAGCTGCCAATGTTGGAAGTGTGATAGTGATAGGACCAGTGTTTTGTAATATCACTGTTAATCCATTCGTAGATGCTGCAAGTGTAGAGGTAGTCGATACAACCGTAAATGTATCTGCATTTAGTGAGAATCCTTTAGCATGAACAGTACCTTGAACATCAAATTTCTTAGTGGTAATGTTAGCATCAATAAACTCGATGCCGCTGCTTTGATCACTAATATTTAAGCAGTTGCCACTCGCTGCGTGAATATTGAGTTTGTCATTGCCAAGAGTAAGGCCAATACCATCTGATAGTGCAAGATTTTGAATAGCACTTATAGTTATATCTCCTCCACCAGCGCCGGTAGTGGTAGCGTTTAAAGTTAAATTCCCGCCAAGCGCACTAACATTTAAATTAGTATCTGCCGCACTTTTAAATTGAGTACTAGTAACAGTACCACTGCATTGTATATCACCTTTGAAATCTGCAGTTTTATCACCTTGTAATATTAATGCATCTGCTGGTGCAGCGCCTTCCGCTTTTGTTGAAAATACTAGTCTTCCACCAGAATCTGACGGATTATTATTATCATCACTACTTTCAACCTTTGCACATATTGAAGAAACACTGGGTATGTTACCAAGATTATTACCCATGTTAGTACCTTCATCATTTTCAGCATTGAACCAAGTTATATTACCTAATGAAGTATTATCATTACTTGTTTTTCTATTAATTGAAAGAGCCGAACCTGAAGTACTCCATATATTTGCTGTAAAATATTGTTGTGCAGTACCTAAAGTATATTGACCTGGGGCAGGATTTTCACTAGCACCAAATATATGAGCGGGCTTCGCAGATTTTACTGCGACGTCCAATTCTCCAATTGTGTCAATGTTAGTTGTTCCCTCAAATGTACTCAATGCAGTATTTTCAACATTACCTAATCCTAAGTTTGTTCTTGCGGTAGCATCATCTGCTAAATCCGACAAGTTGCTCGCGATCGCCAATTTCTCTCCAATCAATGTAGTAGTAGCAGTAGCGTAATTTGGATTATCACCTAATACTGCCGCTAATTCGTTTAAAGTATTTAATGACTCAGGCGCACCATTAACTATTCCTGCCACTTCAGTATCGACATATAGCTTTGTGGTTAAGTGCGTATTTGCAGTTGGTGCTGCACCAGTTACGGTTCCACTTGCTATAACTTCACCAGTAGAGTTGACTCTTAACCTTTCGACTCCAGCAGTTTCAATCGTAACTGTATCTGCAGATGGAAATCTAATAGCAGTATTTGTATCTCCTGTATGTATAATCTTGTCTGCTATAGATACATCACTAGCAAATTCTGTCAGTCCCTCTTCT